GTGCAGGTTAGGAAGACGAAGGCTCTCGGTGTCGAGTTCTGTGTCATCAATCTGAGCATCCGCTTCTACCATTTTTCTTAATTCAGTCAGTTCCATAATGTAATCCTTTTTCCCCTTTCTCTCGTTGACACTCGTACTATAAAGGGATGTCAAGTCAAGTCAAGGAAAAAATCAACAGTCATCCACAAATTCGTAATAATCATAAGCAAAAGTCACATCAGCGGTGAAGGGTGTCAGGGAATCTACGTCTGATTGGAAGTCAATCCCCGTCAGTGATATTGGCAGCAAGTTTCTAAAACGAATCTCACGTTTAGGATTCATGGCACTATTCAGAATGTGAAGTGAGCCATCTGTAAAGTGAGATGAAATATCATCCTCAAACCGTTTATGGTCTTTGTTGAGATAGATTGTCCTCATCCACTCATACACCTCTTGCCAGTTTGACATATCTTCATTAATCAAAAATGTAAGTGTAAGATTCTCATAAACAAGTTTATTGTTCGGATGTTTAGCCGCAACAAACCTTGTTGGTTGTTCAAGATTGGATTGGGGACCGAATCCGGGTAAGGTCGCTCTTGTAATGAAATACTCCATGACAGGCAATCTTTGAATTGTAAATCTAAAGTTTGTCTGGTAAAGGTAGTTTACATTTGATGGCTGTGTTCTCTGTGGACTTTCAGGCTTTGCAAGTTGCGCACCGAAAGTAATTGATGGCAGTTGATTACCATCATTGAGAATTGAGCCAGTTGTTCCTTGGATACCCATGAAAGTATTTAGGTAAAAGATAAGGGAGCCTTTCGACTCCCCTATCTGCGTATTTAATTTTCACTTACTATCAAGCAGGGTCTTGTCCACTACCATGCAGGTTAATTGCACGGAAGATACGATAGTATTGGTTCTGTCTGAATGCACGAATATCAGTCGGGTCAGACTTGTTCTCATCGTAGCCACCAGTTCCAGACACGAATGGGTTGTTCACCATACCGTATCGTGTCTTGAAGCCAATCTTCGGTTGGAAGGTGGTTTCAGACACAGCACGAACCATTTGCAACGGAACGTATGGGCAGTAGAACATACCGGCATCGTATGGGCTAGAACCTCTGTAACCGACACAGACGTAATCAGAACCGGAGGTAGAATATGGGTCAATGTAGACCTTAATTCTGCCATTCAATGTACCAGCAAAGGTGTTGCCAGTGTCATCGACGGTAAGATTAACATCAGGTGTTGGGGTAAGGTTCAAGAAGCCAGACATAGCCAGAGCAGAAGCGACATCAGAAGTCGTGATGATAAAGTTACCCTTACCACGACGAGTTTCCTTAGCGATGACGTTTGCTTCACGCTCGATTTGGAACATCAGACCACGGAACTTCTCAGCAGACCAACGACCATCAGAGTCAGCCTCAACATCGTAAATACCACCAGAGTTCTCGATTTGCGTCTTACCGGCTCCGGCTCCTGAACCAGTGGATGACTGGAACAAACCATCAATACCGCCAGACTTGAATCTCAGGTCAGTTTGCTGCGCACCAATCTTAGCGTTGTTGTAAACAGTTCTCACAACTTCGCGGTTGATTTCAGCAAGGATTTCAGCAGAGAGGATGTTAGCCAACTCAACTTCGGCATCCAGACCATGAACAGCCTTGAGGTCTTGAGCGAGTTCAGAAGTGTATTCTGCTTTCAGACCACGGGTTTTAGCAACAACCGATGTACGGTCGATGACAAATGCCATATCAGCCATTGTTTCGGTTTCAAGGAACGAAGTGTCAAAACCTTGACCAGTGTTTTTGCGGAACTGGGGGTTTGCTTGGTTCGTTGTAGCACCAGTGAATCCTTGGTTAAGTTGGTCTTGAGTAACACCACGAATTGGGTCACCACCAGTACCACCGAGTCCTCGGTCACCCAAGGGGTCGCCAGTGCCACCAAATCTTGGGAATCCTGCGCCGGTAGCACCGAGTCCAGTTGTGCCGGTCGGTCCATCACTCAATTTACCGGATGCAGATGGGGCTTCGTTGAACAGAGCCTCTGCACCGTTTTTGTTTCCGAACTTAGCCTTCATTGCAAAGATAAGACCTGTAGGACCAGACATAGGCTGGACACCACAGATATCGTATGCAATCAGGTTAGGCATCGAACGACGAACGAGCGAGATGAGAACGGGGTCGAACGCAGCAACTTGGTTAAACGAACCGTTTGTGTTAGAGAATTCTCCGCCCACTGGGACAGGAGCAACATTGGCTTCCTCACGGAGAGCCTTTTCTTCGTTCTCAAGCAAAATTGCAGTCACATTTCTACGGTAACTGTCCTCAATGGGAGCCATTCCATCACAGTCAAGAACTGGTCCCCACTTTTGCTTAAGATTTTCTACAAGCATTTGTTCCATTTTTAGAACTCCTTCTTAGTTTGCTTATTTAATCTTGTTATTATCTACTGTGTTGATTCGAGAAAGCATATTTGTGTATGCTTCCATGCTGGGAGTCAAGTCAGCAGAGTCTTCTTTGAATGCTTCTTCTTCCGAAACTGCAAACTCCTCGACGAGAGAAGTTTTCACTGGTTCGTCTTCATTGAAGAAGTTTTCTTTAAGTGTAACCAACTTGTCTTGGAAGTCCTCTACACCGTCGAAATCCAGTTTCTCGACCATTGTGCGGAATTTTTCCTCATCAGAAGTTGTCAGGTCGCGGGCATGTGATTCGTACATAGCCTCGCATTGTGCTTTGATAAGTCCCTTGGAAAGTTCAATAGACTTTTCGATTTGTTCGTTCAGTTTACCTTCGAGGTCATCAACCTTGTCGTTGAGTCCTTCAACAAGGTCATATGATTCTTCTGGCATGGTGACGTAGTGCTTCTCAAAGAGGCTCTTCAATCCAGCCATGAAAGACTCGGTGACATCGGTACGAATACCAGCGTCAATGGCAACTTGATTCTCTTTCATCCAGTTTTCGACAACGTAGGAGAGATACTCGTCAAGTTTGGATGCAAGTTCTTCTTTTTCGACTTCAAGGCGAGACTCAAACTCTTCGTGGAGTTCGGCACGAACTTCGTCAACCTTCATTTCAACGGCAGTCTCAAAGATTGTGGATGCCTTGTTCTTGAAGTCTTCGGAAAGTTCTTCACCAGAGAAGAGTTGACCAAGATGCTCTTTGATGCCGGGAGTCATTTTCTTGAGAGTTTTTAAGTTCTCTTCGGCTTCTTCATCCTCGTCATCATCGTCATCATCGTCGTCATCATCCATCTCTTCATCTTCCATGCCCATCATCTCGTCTTCCATTTCCTCATCCTCCATACCGTATTCTTCGGCTTCGGATTTGTCCATGTCATCGAGGTCATCGACGGTTTCTTTACCTGTGGTTGTTTTTCCAAGACCACCCTTTTCAAGTGGCTCAGAAATCTTAGGTGTTACACCATCGGCAGTCTTAGCACCATCACCATCAGCGGTTACTTCAACATCTCTGTCCTCACCACCGGCTTTTGTGCCTTTTTTCTTTTTCATCTCCTCGGCTTCCGAGTAGGTTTCTTCGATTGTTTGATGCTGTTCAAGAATTTCTCTCGCAGTTTCAAGGGCATTTTTCAGACTCATTTGTTCTCTCCTTAAGTCTTTTTTATTTATCTTTCATATAATTTGAGAGGAAATCTGCGAAAGCATACAACTTTGCTTCCTCTAGGTTAGATTTAGAAGCGGATTTGATTTGCTTCTTGTAGGATTCGATACGGCGTGCGGTCAGGATACCATTTTCCCAGACCCACTCCTTGCCTTCCATGATGCCTTCGACAAAGGCATCGGGGGCTGATGGGTCTGCGACGATATCGACTGCCGCAAGGTTAAAGTCATTTTGAACTTCGTTGACACCGTTTACTTGTTTCAGGGAACCCATGCCACGGGAGGAAACACCAATCTTTACGCCCTCTTTCACAAGGTCTTTAACAATCTTGCCGTAAGGGGTGTCGAGAATCTTGGCTCGTCCGTAGATGTCGTTTCCATCAACACGAAGTTCTTTGATAAGGTGCGAAACTCTTTCAAGGTTGAGTTGGGGACCATCGGGGTGTCCGAGTTCTCCCATCGCACGATTTGTTTTGACATATTCGTTATTGTATCGCTGAACTTCTTTCATTAAAGTTTTCTTTGGATACACACGACCATTGCGGTTCTTTTGTTCCGCCTGCATAAAGATGCCATCAATGTGATATTGCTTCTCACCGTTCACTTCTTCGGTGACAAGTTTAACATTATCGTTGACTTCTGTAATCAGTAACATTAATATGCTCCGCCCGCAGGTGATTTAGTCTTCATCTTTGACTTTGGCATTTCTTCTTCACCCATCTCCTCATCTTCTTCGTTTGAAGCCTTGAAGTTTTTATCGATGTAGTTGAAGAATTCTTTCTTCTTTTCATCAGTCTTCAAGTCAGCGGGAGATGAGATGCCAAACTTTTTCATTGCCTTTTGGAAAAACGCCTCGTAGTCTTTTTCTTCGTTGGTAATTTCCTGACCAAAATCAAGAGCGACCTCATCCTTACGAGAAATGAGTGCATCAGAGAGTTTTTCTTGAATAGCATCGCCTAATAATTCTTGGGCGGCAACAAATTGTTTGTTGGAAATTGCGTCAACAATGTCGATGGAGTTGTTTTTCATATGATATCCCTCTTAAGCCTTTCTTGAAAATGATGAATCATGTCTGTTGCCTCATCCTCAGAGGACTTTAGTTTCTTTTCAAAGGCACGTTTATTCGTATTATTTAGCCTCTTGTATATTTCAAGTGCGTCAGAAGCCTCTTCAAAAGTCAAAAATCCAATACCTTCATCTTCGTGAAGCATCAAAACACCATCTAATTCGGCAGACTCAAGTGCCTCAATAGATGCTTCCTGCACGGAAGCCTCTTGTTTTTTCTGCTCTTTTTCAATTTTTTTCATTTGCTTGGCTTGAAGTTTAAGGATTTTTTTACTTTCTCGCTCTGCTTGTCCAGTGGTAAGGAAGGTATCCAGTTTCTCTGGACCATTGCCTCTATCAACGTAAACAACCACAGGGGAAGAAACACCTGACCCGACTTTTTTCAAAGTTACAATCTGGTCTTTATACATGTACGATTTTAAGAACAATTCTTTAGCACCCGTTGGGTCACTCATGGCTGCTTGCTGTCGGACTAAATCATCCTGAGTATCCATCATTTCAAGATTTTTCTGAGCCATAGCCAACTCAATTTCCTTCATGGCAGCATCAACCTCATCTGGCTGTTCCACAGGAGCCTGTTGAGCGGCTTCTTCATCTAATTCAAATTTTCTAGCGTTGATTCTTTCAATAGCCCGACTTGCCAGAAGCGACGAAATGAAAGTAGACGCAACTTTTGAGGGAGCGTTTTCAATCAATTCAATAGCGTTTCTGATTTCGTTCATTAGAATCCTTGCTGTGTTTTATCAGGCAATAGCCCTCGTTCTCGTTCAAAGTCAATTTGTTTATCTTGTTCTTTAATTTCTTCGTCTGTCTGTCGCAGAATAATTCGTCTTACATAATCTCTTGAGTAGTAGTCACCGATGTGGTCACTGATTTCACGAAGAACATCGAGTCTTTCTTTGATAATTTCATACTCTTTGCTTTCCGTAAAGTATGAGTCCGAAACATAATCAAATCTAATATCTTGTTGAATTCTATACCATTCAGACTCTTTCACGATGCCCTTAAGAATACATTGAACACGAAGAGCATTGATGAAAAGTAGGTTGAACTTATTTCTCAGTCGGTCAATAAACTTTTGGAAGTTCAATTCATCACGGGTGATTTCTGATGCACGACCCATGTTGAAGCCTGTGTCTGCTTCGAGTCTTGACATCGGAATATTTAGGGATTTGTATAATTTCTTTTCAAAATACAAAACATCATCCATCTCACCCAAGTTTGCCCCACCATCAAGAGTGGAGACTTCTGTGCCTTTACCACCTTCACGACGAGGGAACCAATAATCCTCAAGCATGTTCATAAACTTACGGTCATCACGAATCTCACCCGTGTTCGCATCGTAAACGAGTTTGTTGCGATACCTGTTCATCAGACCCTTGACGTATTGCTCGGCTTTATTTTTGGGAAGCGAACCAACATCAACGTAGAAGATTCTTCGTTCGGGCGCACGGGAGAGTCTGTAAATAACGGTGGCATCTTCAACCATTCTCAACTGATTGAGAGGCTTGATTGCTTTTTGAAGATACGAAACTGCCCGTGTTCTTGAGGGGTCAAATAATCCAGATGGGAAATAACAAATTGCTTCTGGGGCTATCTCGATTGCAGTTTGTGAATCAGGCTTCTCTCTAAAAACATAAACCTCTTTCACACCCTTAATTTTTTTAGCACCAGTTTGCTTGTCTGTATCTTTTTCGACTTTGGCAATCTTTTTAATTTTTGCCGAATCCACGGGACGCATTTCAATAATACCCTTTTTGGGATTTTTAGGGTCAACAATCATGTGGAAGTAGCCCTTGCCGTCAACATACCATCGACGAAAGATTTCGTAGCCACGATTATTAAAATCAAGAAGCCGGAGGATGTAGGCAAATTCTTTTTGAATTTGTGACTTTACATCATCAGCCGCATCTGAATTGTCGAGTGCAATACTGATTGGAAACTTATCATCCCCGTGAACGATTGCCTCGTTGCAAATGTCCTCAACAGCCTGTTCAATTTCAGGGTGCATCGACATCTCACGATACTTAGCGATAAACTGGGCTTCGGTTCTGAGTGAAAAATCTAAATCAATACCAACGCCATAATAACCACCGGCATCGACCGGGGTAGCATCGTCAAGTTCAGGGAGAACAAATGAGGTTGCCTTGGGTTCAACAGGGGTCTGCTGAGAAAGAACTTCTTTTTTTGTCCGCCCTATTGAAATTCCAAAAAGTTCAACAGGCATTTAGTAATTTTCCTTATCTGGCTTCAGTTCTGCTTCCCGGTAATCCATATCCGACAGTCACATCACTGGTGGTGAAGTAAGAGTAAGCCAGACTCACATCAAAGGATGCAAGTCCTTCATCACCAGCGGTGTTTTGAATTGCAGATACAGCGGTTGGGAAACAGTAAAACATAGTGTAAGACTTAACAGGGTCACCGTTTCTGTCAAGTTGGTCAATAGACCAGTTTGGGAAATCTGTGGTGTTAGACAAATCAATGTCTCGTCGAGCGATGTTTGTTTCAGCACCATTTAAGTCTTCAACCCATCGTTCAAACTTGGAACGAAGAGACATATCATTATCTGAAAGAATAGTAATTGACCATTCTTCTCCGAAGACTCTAGACCCCGGAAGTTTCACATCTCTACCACGGAATGGTGCGCTGATGGTTTGCAGACTTGATTGTGGAAGGGAAGAGGCTGTCACAAGAAAGGTCAATAATTCATCAGAGCCGCTACCGCCGATTCTACCGCCAACTCTAAACAGAGCGGTTCTTACACCGCCACCAACAGAGTTTTTGAAAGATTCAATGTTCATGCGAATTTCTCCTTATTAGTATTTATCTTAGACTCCAGCGATTTCATCGAAATTCACACCAGTTCTTGTAGCAACAAAGTTGAGGGTGATGAAGTTAATCGAGCGTGTTGGCTGAACAAAGATATCAGCAACAAATTCGTTTCTATCAATCACTTCCGATGTGTTGTTTGTATCGTCACAAACAACCTTGAAGTTTGTAATACCTCGTCGTGCCTGAACGTCCAGCAAGAACGGTTCAATCAAGTTCTTAAACTGTGCGCGAGTGAAGTTATCATTCAACTCAAAGAGGCTAAACTTGGCAGCAGCCGCGATAGCCTTCTCAAGCACGATGAACAATCGACGAACATTGATTCTGTCGAAAGCACTTGGCTTGGCAAGCAAGGTCTTATCGCCAAACAAAACTGTGCCTTGACCGGGGAAGGATGCAACAGGGTTGACACCATTCAGGTACAGAGTATCTCTTTCTGTTTTGGTTGGGTCAAAGGCAAGTTGAATGACTCCTTGAACCTGACCGCGATTCAAACCAGCAGGAGAGAACCAAGGCTCAGATTCAAAATCAGCACGAACAGCGATACCAGCGATGTCGGCGTTGAGAGGAACGTATCTAAACTTATCGGCAAATCTGTCGAACATGTATTTCCAACCAGAGTCGAGAACACAGTACGAGGATGACACGTTGAGGTTATTTGATGTGCCATCAAAATCACCACCCTCAAGTGAGCCGTCTGTTCCGTTACGATACGCAACCACGTTTGCAGCAGCGACAAATCCCTTCTTGGGTGTGCCAGAGTTTGTCAGAACAGTTGCTTCGGGTGGAGAGAAGAATGCAATGCAGTCTTTTCTATTTTCAACCATTGTTCTAATGCTCTTGGCAGTGGCACTTGTGCTAGGACCGCCGACGAGAATTGAAACATCAACTGTCTCAGGGTCTTCAAACTTCTCAAATCCATCCGTGAAGAAGTCACCAGCAGCAGGGAATGTTGCACCGCCACCAGTTAAACCAAGATATTGATTCTTAATTGACTGTGCGTATGTAAGACCGGGAGTGAGTGCTGTACCCCATTGCGCACCAGTGCCGCTTCCAAGAGAAGCACCTGCAATGTGGTCACCAACGTAGACATACTCTGAACTATCATTCAGTCTATCTTTATAGAAGATATTTTTACCCTGCTCATTTTTAGCGTTTGGAGCCACTGACAGGTCACTGAAAGTTTCAAGAATTCCACCGACCGTTCCTGTCCAGTCACCATTTTTATCGACCACGGCAACGTGAACAAGGTCGTTCACGCCATCATTAAGTCCTGTGACTCTCGCGGCAAAATCTGAGGTGGCAGGAAGTTTGGTGTTAAAGTTATTTGCATACTTCCACTCAATAGATGCGGCTGTTTGTCCAGCCTCTCTGTTTGTGATGGGTGATGCGAAGGTAACAGTGACTCCGCTAGCAGCACTTGTCATGCTTGTGATTGGTCTTCTAACACCAGCGATGACCAAGTTATCAGCAAAAGTAGTTCCAGCGACAATATCGGTCGTTGAACCTCCACCTCCAAATCCTGTTGCCGCGCCGAAGTGGACAGACGTATCACCGTTTGCGGGACCAGTACCGGCAATCGTAATTCCAAACGATGATTTATTACCAATCGAGACTAAGATAGAGTTACCAAGGGTATCTTGCTCTCCACCGGGGAACTTGGCAATAAAGTTATTACCTGAAAAATCTGTTTTTCCGTTGTAGTCATCTCTATTTTTAATTAAAAGACCACCACTGTTTCCTGCGTTTTTAGCGTCGGAATCGACAACACGAACAACTTGCAGGTTCGCACCGTAATTCAAAAAGTTTGCGGCAGAAAACCAGTGGTCTTTGTTATTGTCGTCTGGGTCGCCAAAGATTTCTTTCAAATTGTTTGTGCTTGAAACTGTAATTCTTTGGTCTACTGGTCCCCAGTTAAAGAAACCAGCGAAGCCTGCGTTTGTTGTAGAAACGGCAGGAATGATGTTTGTAAGGTCAACTTCGTTTACGTCAACACCGGGGCTTACTTGAAATGCCATAGATATCTCCTTGGTACAATTTATCTATCAAAAATTATGATTTTGGCTGTCATCATCTATAACTTTCCAAGTGGTTCCATCTCCATCTTGAAATTCTAGGTCGAGTCCTACGTCAATAAACCCAAAGGGCATGAGTTCCTCTTCCATTTTCTCAATCTTCTCTCGGTAGAGTTTGTCACGAATATTTATGTCCGTCAAATCTTTGAAATAAGGCTGGGTGGATGTCCACGCGAAAAGCACAAGTGTCATCACCAAGTCATCGTGGTGTCCGGTTTCTGCCTCATACGAACCTTTTTTAGCAACAAAGGCAGAAAGTTCATTGATAATATCATAGTCCTCAATCAATAGTTTATCCTGCTCAATCATTTCTTTGAGCATCGTGCATCCGACACGCTTCACCTTGGGACTCATGCGAACACCCTGCTGAACTTGATAGTTGCCGAAGCCACCATCCATTACTTGTCCTTTTCGCCCACGCACCGTGGTAACCAATAGATTTTCATATTCCATCTCATTGTGCATAATGTCAACAATCTCTTGCCCGATGTCATTCACCTCAGTAAGAATGTAGGCATTGTTGTAGCGTGTTCCCATCGCGTACAAAAGGTTTGGCAACAGGAAAGGTGCGATTTGATTATTTTTATATTGTGCGACCACCTTGTATGGAGACTCTGTAATATCAATAACTGTGACCGCGTGGTAGTCCAACTCTTGTCCGCGAG